GGTTCCGAGTTCTTCCCAAAAAACCCGACGGCGGCTCCTGCCAGTTCAACAAAATCCGCTACTTCCATGGTGTCGAAATCGGCGCGGTGTAATACCGGTTGAGTGACGCGCGGCAGTAAAATGCGGATGGCGTCCACATCGGTGCCAAACACGTCCATCAGCTTCAAGCCTTTTAATGCCGGCACGGTGGGTTTGTTGACGGTAATTTCGGTGATTTCTTTGTCGCCACGTTTAATGGGTTGGCTTAAGGTAATGACGGTTGAGGTTTCGTTTTTCATTGTTTTTTCCTTTTAAAATTCACCCTCTTTACGAGAGGGGATAGAATAAAATTTTAAAATGCCCCTGTGACGGGGCGGTGGTGTGTGAATTAAATGCCGATGGCGCTGCGGTGTTCTGCTAAACGGTCCACGCCATTGACGACAAAGATAGAATTGAGCAAGTCAATTTCGATAATGTCTTTGCCGTTTTCGATGATTTTGTAATAGGTTAATGGCACGGTGTAGCTTTGTTCTGTGTCGTCACCTGATTTGTTGCTGCCGTTGTCGATTTCGCCGAAACGACCGCGCATTTCCAATTCAATGGAAGTGACTTCTTCGGTGTCGTCCTGTTGGTATGACCCGGCGAAACGCAATGCCGTGCCGTCAATAGAACCGCCGAATTCTTTGACCAATTCGGTCATGTAGCCGCCCATTTTGAACTGCACTTCTAACCCTTCTAAACCTAAATTCACTTTTACCGGGCCAAACATACCGCCTGCACGGTATTCTTCCAGTTTCATGGCGAGCTTAGGTTGGGTGATTTCATTGATTTGTCCACGGTAGGAATTGCCGTTGCCGAGGAAGTTCATGAGTTTTAATTTTCTTGGTAAAGCCATGGGATTATGCTCCTACTTTTGCAATTTCGCGGGCGAAGTCAACCAAGTATTCATCGCTGATGTATTGGTTGAATCCAAGTTGTTCAAGCGGCGGCACCGGGCAGTAATCATAAGAGATGAGCAATTTGGCATCTTTTAATGTCGCTGCCGTGTTCAGTTCCGAATTAACAAAGGCTTTGCCGCCAATTAAATAACCTTTTGCGGTGAATTCACGCCATTTAGCATTTATTGCCGCCACGATTTCTTTCACCAACAACACGGAAATGTCTTTATCGACCGCCCAGTCAAAGGATTGCGCGATTGTGTCTTTGAGAACTTGCGCCGTGCGGGTGTAGTTTTCGTAAATGAACAGCTTATCAGCGGAACGGGTGCGAAGTCCCCAGAACTTAAAGCCGTTATGATTGACACAACAGGTGATGCCGTTTTCGTTGAGATAATTCACATCCGTTGCGGAATCATTAATGTCAAAGGAAAGTGGCTTGGTTACACCGGTGACACCGTTTAGCCCTTTGTTTGAAATGGAGGTATGCCAACCGTATTCTTTGTCTTGATAGGCGCGCATTGCAGCGGCACGTACCACGGCATAATCCACTTCGGTTTGTTTAGTGATTGGGTTGAAAGATTGGAAATCACCGAAGATCAGCATGAGTTCCCGTTGGGAAAAGTTGCGGCCATAGGTGACGGCTTGTTCTTTGGTATTGCAACCATAGCAAGAGGCATACACAAAACCGTTGAGTTTTTGTGCCACACTCACCAATTCTGTGGTGACATCTTGTGAATCATACTTCGGCACACAGAAAATGCGTGGTTTAACACCGCACACAGACGCAGACACCAAAAAGGCTTTCAAGCCGGTGTAGTTGTCTTCGCTATCCACGGAACCGATAACATTGGCTTTCATTTGGCTTTCTTCTTCGCTTTCTTCCACGCGAATAACGACAACTTTGCAATTCACAATGTCCAAAATGCCATCGAGAGCGCGAGATAACGTCCCTTTTTTGCCTGCTTTGGCAATGACAGCGGAGGTGATGCCGGTGAGTAAGGTAGGTTTATTTAACGGGAACACAGCATTGTCGGCATCAGGTGCAGTAGCAACCAAGCCAATAACCGCCGTAGATGATGTAGTTAGCGTGCGTAAGGCTTGGGAAATCTCCGTTACCTTGACACCATGCAAGAATTCTTCAGACATATTTTCGCCCTATGGTTTCTGTGGTTTGAAAAGATAGGGGTATTTTGTGAGGTGCGATAAAGGATTGCGAGCGCTTGAGATTGTGAGAATGAGTGCAACAAAGTGCGGTCAAAATCGACCGCACTTTTGATGATTATTGAAAGTCGGCAGGATATTGTTTGCGGTTGATTTCGCTTTCCCATGCCGTGCGGCAGTGGTTTTTGTCAAAAAATAATCCATTGATGATTTTATGCAACACACGGCAACGCTTTTTCGGCTTACTTTGGATTAATACTGCGCGGCGATATGTACGACTAGACAATGTTTCATCTGCTCCACCGCCTGTGATTGCATTAAATAGTTGGTCAATCGCTATTAATACATGATAGCCCCATGTTTTTAGCTTAGATTGGGTAATTGCCATGTTTCCACCTCGTTTTTTATCGTCTCTAATTCTTCTGGCTTGGTTGCGGTTAAAATACGGTCTTCGAGCTGTTGTCGTTGTCCGATGATTGCGCCGATAACCATTGCAAACATTTCAGACTTTTCAATCACTTTTTGTACCAAGATTTCAAATGGCACACCTCGTAAGAGGGCAATTTGTTTTAGCATTGGCGTTTCTGAGTTATGGTCGGCTTGCCACGCCAACGCTTCTTTTTCTTGCCGGTAAAAGCTGTCGATTTCCGTTTGGGAATAACCAACTAATAAACCTGCTTTTAATGCGTCTGTTTTGTTAGCCAATTGTGCAATCAGGCTGTCTTTTTGTTCGGCAAAAAGTGCGGTCTGTTTTTCAGGTGAAATCACCCACGCTTTTCCGTCCCATTCGTGGGCGGGGCTAGGTTGTTTGTCCACTAACACTAATTTGTCTTGATGTAGTACCGGTGTTTTTCCCGCTAACTCTTCATCGGAATCAATGTCTAGCACAAAATACAATGATTCATTTTCGGGAACGGGATAGATAACATATTGGCTAATATCTGTTTTTAAAAAATAGACTTTCATTTTTTTTATCCTTCCTTAATTAAGTTAAATTAACCAAATACGACGACTTTTTTGATTGTTGGTTTGCGCCCGTCACTTTGCGGAGTAATAGTGATATTGTTACCATTACGATGCAACAATGCGAGAGTGACATAGTTATAATCACCAGAGGCTCCGCCTGTATCGTATTCGCCGATGCGTGTGTCGTGGCATTGTTCGATCGGCGCGCTGAACCAAATTGGGCGATTCGCGTTTGCTCCATGGGGAGTGTCCATTAGTACAAATAACACTCCTTTTCCAATTTGTGCATTAACTGTGATTGGATTATCCGTTGACCCTTGCCAAATAAGGCGTTCTCTCGGTAAGTCTGAGAGGCGTTTACCGTCAGTCGTGACAAAATCATCACCTTCTAATTTTCCGTCGTGTCTAAACCACCATATTCTCCCGTTGCCACTATCTGTAATTAAGTGGATGGCGCCACTGCCAAATTGATTAATCGTCCCAGGGGTCATATACCCAAAACTAAATGCAGTGCCATATTGATTGCCATTGGTGTTAAGCCCCTTGATAAAGGGATAATAGATATTTTGCCCGTTGGCATTTGGGTTATTAACCACATATGGTGCTTTTTTGTCCGCCCATTGATTGACAAATGCGCCCTGTCCATATGCTTTCGCAATATGACCGGTAGCACGCACAACACCACCGGTATAAATCCCCTCACTATCAACCGTTGCGATAAATTCAGGGCTATTTTTACGACCGCCTAAATGTAGCGCCCCATTGTTATTAAATGCGATACAGGTCATGCCATTACTTATCATGGCATCACCACTTAGTTTAAGCGGTACTCCCCAAGCATAAGAACCAATAGGGTAACTCTCTGTTGATTTATTAATTGAGAGTGTACCTATCATTGTGTCGCCAGTTTTGCGCACGACATCATCAACGTAAGCAATCGTGCCGTTTTTTTTGGGCAAAGATGCCACTGCGACGTTTTCGCCGTTTGGTTGGCGATATACAAATGTGAGCATATTACTACCGGCTTTAGGATTGCCTTCTAGTCGTAGATAATAGTCATCATTGTTGTAAAAACTAATACCACTGTAATCACCTTGTTTAAATGACAAATTACCGGTCATCGTATCGCCTGATTTAGCCACACGAGTGTTGGCATTTGTGTTTGCGGCTTCAGCAGTCTGTTGTGCATTATTGGCCCGGTTTATTCCATCATTTGCGCTATTTTGTGCATTATTAGCCCGGTTTATGCCATCATTTGCGCTATTCTGTGCATTGTTGGCTCGGTTTATGCCATCATTTGCACTACGTTGAGCATTGTCTGC